CGCCGTCATTGAACGCAATCGGGAACGTGTACGGGAACGAACCCGACCCGGCCTGGAGTTTGATCGAGCGGCCTGGGAGGATGTTGCCCGTCAGGGCCGAGGACGTATTCGACGGCGAGTATTTGCCGTCGGTATTGATCAACGTGGCGGTCAGTTTGCCGGCAACCGAGCGACCCTGGAGGGCCGAGGCATAGTCCCGACCGCGAGACCACGACAGGGACAACGTGTCGCCCGTGATGTCGTCGTTGGAATCGGTAAAATCCCCGTCAGCATTCCAGTCAACGAGGAGGGAGTAGGTGCCAGCCATCACACAGCCTTGACGACGGCGGTCTCCTGGAGAACATCGCCGTTCTGCGCCGCGAGGGCGGCGATGGCTTCGTCCCGCTGCCGCTCGGCCACAATACGCCTTAACTGCTCTGCCGCCAACGGGTTCTCGGCCAGCATTCGCTGCAGATCGGCATTGCTAATCTCATTGTCCATAATTGTCATCCTTCCAACGTAGCCAATCGTTGTTCTACGGAGCGCTTACCAGCCAGAACCTCCAACACTACGTCCTCATATTTGCGCCCCGACACGAGCAAGTCCTCGATAGCCCGCTCTTCGTCGGCGCTCAGGTCAGACTGACCCGACCATGTAATTGTCGCACCACCGGAAGCCCATGAAATGGAGCCTAGGCAAGCCTTGGCGCGGAACTGCTCCAGTGATTTGGATACCCACTTAGCGACTACGGCATCTTGTTCGGCAGCGGTGCCTACGATGTCGGGCAACTTGTCGATATACGCCAGTTGCTCCGGCGTGAATCGGCTGCGTTGTTCGGTTGTTAGGGTCGCCATTAGTCCTCCTAGAAAGCCGTCTCGTCGTTCGATGCCACCGTCGATGTCCCAGAGTTGTCATCGACTGCACCATCGAGCCGATTACCGACCACCACACAGTTCTCAGAATTGGTGTCAATTTCAACAGAGTCGCCGGTCTGATCTTGCACCACGCAGCCGATGACCAAACTATTGTCGGCTGCGCTTTTGAGCGCAATCGCGTCCCCGCCTGCTGAGAGTACATGACAGCCGATTATGCGGACTCGCGGCCCAGCGATGTACATGCCCTCATTGTCGGAGTCCAGGAGAAAACAGCCGTCGATCAGGAGGTCAGTACCACCAGAGGTAGTTTCTATTCCCGCAATGTCGGCTTGGAGAACTTTCACAGTTCGCATCACCGCTCTTGCACCCGCCACGCGAGTGGCGCTGTGGGTTCCTGGGCCTGGGGACGTATTCTTGGCGGCCACGTTCTCGACAATGCAGTCGTCGCCTGTAATATTTATCCCATTCACGCCCGACCCGCCGTCCATTAGGCTTTCCCAGCCTCCACCGTTGAGATATCCGAAATCGCCACTCAGCAGGACACCGACGGTGTCCACGCCATTCTCACATATCAGACTGCAGTTGTTCCCGCTCAACGTTATAAGGCCGCTCATTGCACATCCCGCGCCGAGAACGAGCGTGACGTCATTTCCCGACAGGACGACGGCCCCCGAAAATGTAGCCCCTGGCTCTACTACGATTCTCGCATCGTCAGTCGATACCGTGAGGGTCGAATACGCACCCCCTTTTATTAGCATCGTGTAATCGCCGGCGTCAAGCGCATCGTCACCAGCCTGCGCGGTTGTCCAATTACCTCCACCGCCCGCATCTACGACACCGTCGTAGGGCGCACCGCCACCGTTGGAATAGCCGCCCTGGATATCCACAGCACCTGAGACCGTCAGCACCCCGTCGGCGACCGTCATCAGGTCAGTGTCGTCCGTATGCCCAATAGTTGCCCCATTCACGACGACATCATCTACGTCCAGTGATCCACCTGATATTAGCCCTGTCGTGGTTATAGCCGAGGAGCCTGTGTCTATCGTGCCGAACCCAGACGTGATCGAGCCGCCATTCAATGCGCCCACAGTCGTGACGCCCGTGGTCGCAGACCATGCCGGGATACCGCTGGCGAGGATCAGCACATGGGTATCGGTGCCCTTTGCCAGCCTCCGCAACTGCGAGGTGGTCGACGCATAAATAATGTCGCCAACCGCCTGATTGGCGACGACGTGAGTTCCGATCCCCTCCCACTCGGCCTGGGTAAGCTCAGTTCCGACAGAGCCGTGCTTCAGTTCGTTTGCCATATCTACTCCTAGGCAGGCGACAGGACGCCAGAGTACCCGCCGCGCCTGACCCCGTCAGTGATTGCCTCGCTGACCCGCTCCTCAAAATCGTCGAACCCATACGTCGGGCCGAGGATGTTAATCGTAATTCCTCCACCCATGCCGCCGCGCCCTAGCGGGACGACGGCCTCCGGGCCGCGCTCCCCGATCATGGCGAGGGTAGGGCTTTTTACGATCCCGCCCTTTGCCATCAACGGGATTTTAGGGATCATCGGGAAGTTGAATGGGTCTAGGGTAAAAGCGGGGAGTACCTGCACTCCTAACACCTTTTTAGCGTCCCATCCAATAGTAATCTCGTTCAGCAACGTCAACAACTGGTTGATTCCGCCAATAATCGAATTGATCACGCCGATGATCGGATTGGCGATGAGGGAAACCACTTCCTTCATACCGTTCCAGATCGTGTCCCAGCGGGCCTTCAGGTTGTCTAGCGCAACAAACAGAAAATCCTTGACGGTTTGGAAGACCGGTTTGATCTTCGCAACGACAACATTGAATGCCGCGACAATCTTGTCCCAGTTCTTGAATATCAGAATTGCAGCGGCTACCGCCGCAACGATCCCAAGAATAATCAGCCCTATCGGCCCCATCGCAACATTAAGCGCGGCCATCGCTGCCGTCTGAAGCCACGTTATCGCAGTTGCAACCGTCTGAGATGCAGCCATCGCGGAGATGCCGGTGGCGATCGCAGGCATCATGATCACCATCGGGCCGAGGCTGGTCGCAAGATTCCCAATCGGAGTCAGTGCGCCCTTGACCCGATTCTTCATAATATCGAATTTGTCGCTCATGGTCAGCGTAGCGGCTGCAAGATCGTCGACTTTGCCCTCCGAATCTTTCATAGCCGCCACAAGATCGCCTGTAGCCAGTGCGCCTTTGTCTATCGCATCCTTGAACCGGAGACCAGCCCCAGCACCGAACAAATCCATCGCTATACCTAGACCTGCGGCATCCGTTTCGGCGTTCTGTATTTCGGTAATCGCGTCCTGTAAGCCGCCCGCGATATCTGTGACGCCTTCGTCTGCCAATTTTTTAATAGCGGTGTTCAATCCCGGCATCATCTTGCCAGCATCAAGGCCCTTCGCTTCCATGTTGGCGATCAGGGCGGTGGCATCGGTCAATGGAAGGCCCAATTCGTTCAACTGAGGGCCGAACTTGACGACCTTGTCGGCTAACTCTGTCATCGGTACGCCGACAGCTTGGGACGCGGTTGTGAGTTCATCCAGGAACTTCTGGGTGTTTTCTGCCGGTTCGCCGAATGCTATCATCGCATCGGCGACTGATTTGATCATAGGCGTTGCGTCCTCGCCCATCGCCCGCGACACGTCGAGGAACGCCGTTGTCACGTCCTCCAGGGCTTCGCCTTCCAGCCCCATCTCAGTATTAACGTCAGCAATCGCCGCCGACACCGTGGCAGCGTCCTGTGGGACAGTGGCCCAAACGTCTTTGAAGCTCTGGGTCAGTCCTTCAAGCTGCTCCCCGGTCGCACCGGTTCCGGCGGCGATGGTGTTGGTGGCTTCCTGGTACTCCTGGCCGAGTTTCGCCGCCGCTCCAGCGGCCAGCGTTATACCGCCCGCAGCCACAGCGACGCCCTTCATCGCAGACTTGAACTTCGTCCCCATGCCCTTGACGTTTGACTCGGCCTTTTTGGTATCGGCGTCGACCGTTATGGTGACTGTATTAGCCACTCTTCTCTTCCTCCACTTTGCCCTCGCCCACGATTGCCAACATCCTCATTATTCCAACATCCTCGTCCATCAACGCCGACGGCAGGCAGCTATACCGCTGGCAGATGCCGTCGACGATCTCAGCCATCTCTAGCTCGGTCGGCTTGCTGATCGGCCTGCCGTCCTGATACGTCCCGCCTCGCACAGCCTTCCACCGGGCTATGCCGAGGCTGAGACTTCCCCCGGCGTCGTCGCCGCTT